GCCCACGTCCGCTGGGCAGCACAAAGGTATGCACTTCCCGCACGTCAGGCGCTGACCAACTGAACATAAACCCGCCATGCTCCCCCATCAAAAACCAATGCTCTGGGCGGGCTACAGCGTCTGACAAGTCCAGATCGCCAAGTTCAAGCGCGCCAATGTGCGGTCGCACGTCGGGATGGTTTACAACGGCGTTAATCTGGTCTGCGTCGTAGCACCGGGTCAGCATTAGCTAATCTCACGTCCTGATGCGCGGATGTTGACTGCTGCCGCAGCCGACGCCAGCGTAGAGATAAAACCGTTGGGTGGTATGATGTGGCCCACCAGTTCTGGAAACGTATATGTCTCGCCAGGCTGCAAAATTTTCTGCTTGACAATCAGGTTATCGTTGCCCGTGGCCGTCCCAACAGAGGCCAAGTTGACGCTGATATTGACCATGCCGCCGCTAAAATTAGTGGCGGTAAACTTGTCAATGATCGTTGTCACTTCAGTCGCAACGTATTGCGTTGTCTGCGCGTTCTCAGCGTTTTTTGCCGGAATGATATTTTTGGCCGTGACAGTCATAGAGCGATCCTATTAGGTGACGTTACCGCTGACATAGAAGGTTTCGCTGCCGACGCACAGAATGTTGGCAACACCGTAAACCGCCAAAGTGCGGCTACCTGTGGTAGCAGAACCTGACAAACGTAAAGTTGTCCCCGCGCCTTGCGTAATCGTCACTGTAGCGTTGCTGCTGTTAACGATTTGAAAATTATCGCCCGCTGTGAACACGCCCGAAGGGATTGTTGTCGTTGCGCTGACGTAGAGATGTTTATTAACATCTGATATGGCTGCGGTCGTGTTTAGACTTTGCGGCGTTTTACGGAACCCAATAGTGTAGCCCGTACCTGCGCTGTCATTAACGGTAGACGCACTAGCAAGACCTGTGATAGTCTTGTTGGTCAACGTCTGCGTAGCCGTCAAATAAACGCCGTTCGTAACCGTGCCAGCATTGCCCGACACGTTACCTGTGACGTTAAACGTCGCCGTGATCCCCGAAATTGTGCCACCCGTAATGCTGACGTTGTTTGAGTTTTGCGACGCAATCGTGCCGTAGGTGGCGATATTATCAACCGTCCACTGCGTAACGTCATCGGCGTTTTTCAGTACAACCTTGTAGCTGGTTGCCGTGGAAAACCACAAGTTGCACTCGCCGCGGGAGTCAAGAATGACCGGGTTTGTGTTCGGCGTAAGCGCCGACGCATCGGTAAACGTGGACAGCGGCGTGGTTGTCCCAGCCGCATAAGTATACACTTTACCGCCGACCAGCGGCGCACCCGTGGCGTCAAAAAATTGGGCTTTAGGTGCTGGAGCAAGAACAGCCATAATCTAACCTCAGTTAATGTTATCCGTCACCGTCAAAATGACGGATGGGATAGCGGGTACGGGCGCTACCGCAGCGGCAGCATAAATCTGGCATCCCGTGTCGTCTGTTGACCAGACCAACTCGAAATAATCGCCGGAGTTCATAGTTAGCACAAAATTCCATGCAGCAACAGTCGCCGCGCCGCTGCCTGCCAATGATACCGATGTTGCTGAGTTGGCTGCATCAACACCATTAAGACGATACCAAATAAAAACGTGTTTCGTGCTGGCGCTTGCCTTAACTAACTGACAAGAAAACTGAAAGTTGTATGTCCCCGGTCGATCTACATAAACACGCGACGTAGGCGATCCGATATACACGCCGTTAGTAATTGCTGTGGAATTGATCGTAATCGGATACGCCGTGTTGATCGCCGCTGCCGTTTGCGTCGATGTGTCGTAAAACGACCCGTAACGCTTGTTGTCGGTATGCGGCGTATAGATCGGCGCCGTGCTTTGCTCGGTGATGTTTGAGTTAACTTCGCCGCTGCCAGCGGTCGTAAACAGATTAAAAAAGAACCGATACCATTCACGCGACACGATACTATTCGCGTCGTTCGTGATCGGAACGCGCGAAGCGGGAATATTGGTGAGCGACGGATTAGGCACGAGTACCCGTCATCAGCAACTCAGCCCCCATCACATACACGGGTACTGGATCACTGCCCGATACTTCATACACGCGGTCGCGTAGTTTTAGCGTCATGCCAAGACGGCGCCACAAGGCGCGGGTTCCTGTTGCGCCGATTTTGCCCATCGACACCCAATGTTCGTTAGACCAAGTATGACCGCCATCATCAGACCAACGCAGCATAACCTGCGGGTCTGCACCAAGGCCTTCGCTAAGACCGACGCCGGATTCAAACTCAATTTGTAGAAAATGATGGGCTGTACGAAGCAACGTGTTTTGGCCTGGCGGTATAGCACGCCAAGCCCGCAGCCATCGTTGAGCAATGCCGTTGTCGTCGTAAGTGTTCAGATCAAGCGTATAGACGTTCCCGTTGGCGTAATCGCCGACAACGATATTGCCTTGGAAGTTACACTGGCAATTGCTGCGATGCCGCGTGAACTCGCCGCTGCTGCTTGACGGGTTAACAAACGACGCAGTGTAAAAGGCGTCGTTATAGAATGCCAATTGGTCAAACCCGCCTTCAGACGCTGCTTGTGCGGAATACGAAGACCGCTGATGCCATGCGCCCGTAGCGGCGTCGTACACCCACGTCTCGTTGGCGGATGGAAACGACAAGACATAAAACGCATGGCCGTCTTGCTGGTATGTGTATCCTACAGCGTCCGACATATCCAAATAGCTTTGGATGCGCCATTCGACAGCGTGCGTTGAGATGCGCTGGGCTGTGTAGCCTGTCGCACGGTAGATAATACCTTGGCCGCGTGCGTCAGCCCCCAACCAAAACACGGTGTTGTCCATCTTGGCGATGGAGTGCGGCGCAGCGCAACCAATTTCGTTAAACGCACCTTGAATCGGCGCCAGCGGAAAGTCCGCGCCGCCAGCGTTATACCAGACTTCGGTGCTGTCCGTGCCGAATACCCAGCACTCGCGGTGATCGACCAAAATACCAACCACGCCGTCGGGGCTTCCTTCGGCACTGGCAAAGTCAAGCGGATCAACCTGAAAACCGTCGTAAAGTTGCGTGACCCAAATCTTCTGGCTGTCCGGCTCGTTAAACACGAAATAGCCGTCAAGATAGCCGACAGTCACCGCGCCGGGGAAGTCGGGGTCTGTGATTTGCGAAAACGTGTCGTTGGACTCGTCATAGATAAACGCATCTGGATTGCACGCGAAAAAGATTTGCGTACCATTGTCCGCAATCGACACGGGGCCAGTGCCGGTAACGTCGCCCAATTTGACGGGCGTACCGTTAAGGCTGGTCATCTTGTAGACTTCAAAGCCCGATACGACGTAATAATCTTCGCCGCGTGTCTGGTGCGCCCAAAGACCGCGAATAGGTCCAGTTCCGACGGTCGCCTGAAGTTTAAGGCCTGGGCAACGCTGCAAGTACGCAGGTTCCATCCCAGCCTCGGGTACGACCTCGGGAAAAAGGTTAACCATTCGATTGGCAGCGGCGTTGACGCTACGAGCGACATACGCCGACCCTAGGATCGGCGACTTCATTAGAAGTTGCCCGCGTAGATGTTATACCGCTGCCGCTGCGTTACCAAGCTGTACGGCATCGACATAATATCGTCTGGGTTGTTAATCCGCTTCAGATCGCGCTTGGACGCCATAGCGATCCGCATGATTGTCGGCGACGGCTCGATACCAAACTCAGGAGCCATTTCGCACGCCAGATTATAGCGGAAAGCCCGCAGATAGCCGGGCGGGAAATGCAGTTCGGTAGACAGCGACGCAGGCTGCGTCAGTTCTTCAACCGAAATAAAATGCCATTCCAAGTCACGGGTCGGCTTAGGGTAGATGACCATCTCAATGTCAGGATAGGTCATGTTCGTAAACATGACCTGTGGATATGTAGATGTGACCGTCTTGACCGCAATCCCGTCATATTGCTGTTGGTTGATAAACTTGATGCCGTAGCTGACGTTCGTGCCGGGATCGCGGTAGTAAGTCGCGTCATCCAGCAGCACGGGGCGGTTGCCCACAAAATCACCTGACGGGCCAAGAGTACGATTAATAGTACCGGCGGGCCAAGTGAAAACTTGATCTTGGGTTGAGTAGACCGACAGCCGTTCTGTATTCCAGCTATCAATCATCTGGTTCATGGCGGTCAGCGCATCTTGCGAAGTCTCCGCAGACGGCGTTTCGCCTTCTGCCAGAACGCCCAACAGCCTCAGTGAGCCGTTAATAATGTCGCCAGCCGTCGCCATTGATTAGTCTTCCTGCACTGCGCGTCGGCGTCCACGGCGCATGGGTTCCGCCATTTCGTTAACGACAGACGCTTCTTCAGCGGCTTCGTCCGAAGGTTCCGCCGCTTCCGGCGTAGCCGGATCATAGCGCATCCAGCCGTTGCTTTCATCATAAATCGCTTCAAGTTCGCTAATTGCGACTTTAGCCCCATGCATGGGATGGATTAGATATATTACCATGACATCACCCTGAAAAGGTTGCCCCGGCAGTTAGCCGGGGCAAGCCAATTACGCAACGCGGTACAGCGTCCAAGTGCCGTCGCCGGTCTTACGGGCGCGGAACAACTGCGCCGTACCAGCGGTAGCAGCGACGGTCATCAGACCGACCAGCGTCCAGCCCGTGCCAGCGACCAGCGTGATGACGCCCGAAGACGAACCATCGACGTTGATGACCGACAGGTCAAACGTGCTGCCAACCTTCGCGCTCGACAACGCGCTTGCTTCAAGCGAAGCAACCGTCGGGAGCGTGTAGGAAGCAGCCGACGAGCCGGGGCTGCCGAGCAGGATGCCCGACGTGACCTGAGCCGCCGTCAGCGTGGCAGTAACCGTCGCCGTTGCGGGCGCGGGGGCGTAACCCATGACGGGTTCGCCGAGATTGCCGTCACCAAGCTGGTAACCACCAGCACCATTGGGGAGAGCCATAATATAGTCCTTTCAAATAGGTTGTCCCCGACCGAAGTCGGGGACTGTTATCATTAACCCCAGAGACGGCAAGCCATCTGCGGACGGATCGTGCTGTAGCCGTACAGAACGTCAATACGGCAAGGCAGACGGTCGTTGTTAATGTCGTACTGACGAACGACGCGCAGCGAGATGCCGTTGTGGACCTGACGCGAAGCCATATCGACGCCCTGCGGCATGAGCAGGTCGGCGGTGGCGAAAGTGATCGCATCCTTGTGGTAGATCATGTTCTGCGGATACTGCGACGAAGCAGCGCCGACAAACACAATCGCCTTGCTGTTGCCCGGCAGAGCGTTGACAGTGGCGAGAGCGTGGTTGGCCGAGTAGATCGGAGCCACGGTCACGTCGCCAGCACCAGAGCCGTTCAGCGTAACGTCGGCGAGAGCGACGAACTGGAACAGCGAACCCGTGCTTTCGCGGGTCTGCGGGTTAACGGCAAAGCAGTCAGCAACGGTGAACACGTCGCCAGCCTTGATGGTGGCCGAAGCGCCAGCACCCGTGATGCTGATAGCCGAAGCACCTTCGCTGGTGATCGCCGCCGAGGTCGTGCCGCCGGTAGCGGTACGCGAGCCAGTCGTGAAGTTCTTGATGGACTGCGACATATTGATTTCTTCGAAACCAAGGACGCCCGTACCCATCAAGCCATTCTTGAACTGACGGCTGATCGTGTCGGTCGGGTTGAACAAGCCCTTCAGACCTTCAACGAGGCCAGCGTTCGCAGCCGGGTTAACGGTTGCGTAGCGCGGCGACATGACAGCAGCGTTTTCGTTCAGCTTCTGCTGGGCGGCCAACAGAACCGCCGACGTGCCTGGGGTCGTGCCGGGCGTGCCGACCGAGTTGCCAACGGTTTTGAAAGCGTTCGCAACGTCAGCGTCGATGCTGGCGGCAAGCTGCGAAATACGCGGCTTCAGAACGCGCTCGGCGAAGTCGTCCAACTGCATGGTCATTTCAGCGGTCGTGAAGTTCACGCCGATGTGCTTCTGGCTGGCAACGGTCAGCGTGGTGTACTGTTCGTTGTCATCCTGCACCTGAAGCGCAGCACCGTCGGTCACGAGCGCGCGGTCGGGCAGACGGATGCGCAGGGTGGAGCCGATCTTAGCGCCTTCGACGGCGAAGCTGTCGTCATACTGGCGGTTCACGTTACGGGTGAGTACGAGGTTGTTCTCCAGAATTTCCAGAGCCTTCCGCGTAATCATGTCAATAGTAAGAATCGAGTTCGACATGGTTATAGTCCCAAATTAGCGGTTACGTTGTGCCTCATACCGTTTGATCTGCCGTTGCCGTTCCGCTTCGATCCATTCTGACGTACTCATGCTCTTAATCGAGCGAGGGTCAGTCGTATCTAACACGTTTGCGCCAGAGGCGCGTGGCGTAACAGGTGCAATCGGAGCCGGGGCGGTTGAAGTTTTTCGAACCGGGGGATTGGACGACAAAGACGCCTCAATCTTTCCGATTTCCTTTGCTTGCAAGATCGGGTTCAAACGGGCAATGCGATCCGCTTCTTTCGGGTTGGTCCCTAGCCAATAAAGGACATCGGGGCCAATGTCAGAAGCCTGAATGCTTTGAGCCATGTACTCGGTAACGGGAAGATTCGGGTTATACGCGATCTGATCGAAATCATCATATTTATCGCGCGCCGTCTCTTCGAGTTCGTGGTACTGCTCAAGGATAGCCTGTTGATGCTGCTTGGTTTCCCGCTGCCGCAACAACTCCTCGGCTTTACGTTCGGCCAAAGCCTCTGCGTAATCCTCATAAGTCTCAAAATGCTCTGGAACCAAATCCATAGACGGCGATGCCGCCTGTTGGGCCTGGACTTCCGCAAGCCTTTGAGCCTGTTCGCGTTCCCATTTGCGCTGTTCTCTTGCGAGACGCTTACCGACAATTGCATCAAGTTCTTCTTGCGTGAAGACCTTGGATGTTTCCTGCTCGGCAGGCTGCTCTTCCGGCGTTTCGGTTACTGCGGGTTCTGGAGCCGCCGTGGTTTCCAGTTCCGGCGCGGGTGCTTCCGCTTCAATAGGGACGTTTTCGTCCATGTGTTTTGACCCTTTAAAGTCACCTGATGTTCCGCATCAGTACGGTTACAAACTGAAATACACCATTTAATGTATTTTAGTCAAATTTTATGCCCAAGTCCGGTACTGAGGTTGCGACGGATCGATAGAGCAGGCGGTAAGCGCCGCCGCTTGTTCGTCTGTCGGCGCCAGCAAAAGGCGGACGTTGGTGTAGTATTCTGGGTAGACCGTACCATTTGCCAGCGTAATCGGGCCAATTCGGTCGATCAAAATCTGGTAAGAAGCTGGTTCCACTGTGATGTAGCCTTCGCCGTCGTCAACTTCAACGCACAAGCCGCAGGCCAGCATCATGTCGTTAAACGCGTCTTCATCGACGTTTTGCGTGCAATAATCTGTCATGGCGCAACGCCCTTGAGGAAATAGTCAGCCATTAGAATACAAGCCTCAAATTAGCCGCAACCACTGTGCCGTAGATCGCAATCGTGAATACCTGAAAGAACTTTGCGTCAGATTGGCTCGACTTGTTAAGTTCATTTGCAATCAGATAGTGCGCCAGACCAACGCCTGCTTTCATTGCGATTAGCTTTCCGCACTTAGGGCGCGATCCGAATAAAGGATTGGCTTCAACGCCTCGCCCACTGCCGACGATGTAGCACGTTTGGGCTGTATCGACAGCGTTGAGGACCTGAAACGCAATCTCGCGATCACGAAAGCCGTCAGCCTTCGCGGGGCTTGCCAATGCGGCAAGAGCCGCAAGGACGGCGCCGATCAACTTCATTTTGTGATCCGCTGAAGAAGCGCGTTGGGCATACGGTAGTTGTAATAGGTGATGCTGCGGATGTGGCCGTTGTAGATCA